AATGGCACAACTACCTGGGCTGACCATATTGCACAAGTAAAATCTGATAATCCTAAACCTTCTTAATAAATAAACCTATGATAAAATCCTTAGTATGGATTATTTAATTGGTTTTCTTTTAGGATATTTTTTAAAAGAAACTCTCGGATTTATTAAAAGAATAAGCGATTACGATTGGGATAATCGTATGTCCTATGATAAAGAATGGGATTGGTTAACACACGAGGATCTACCATAANAATGAGTACTAATGGTAACGGCTTNACACANAAGGAATTATTAAAATTGGTCATAGAAAGATTAGACAGACTAGAAGAAAAACTAGATAACAAATTGGATAAATCAGAATTTTACAAAGTATTAGGATTAGTTGCCACAGTCATATTGATTGTTGGTAGCTTAACAATGTAATGAAAGCACAAGTAAATTTAAGTCAAGTATTACAAGGTGGACTTGCTGCTTTAGTTGCTTGGTTATTTAACACAGTTAATACATTGCAGTCACAAGTTGCAGTGTATATGATACAGATACAGAAGCTAGAAGAAAATATTGTAGGTCTAGCTATGAGAGAAAGAGAACTAAACTCTGCATTAACAGATGTTCTCATTAAGTTAGGAGGATAGTATGGACTGTTGTGGTAATGGTTGTTGTGGTGGTAGTTGATAGAGCTTTTAATAGCACTGTTAATAGGAAATAAAAATGCTAAAAAAAATAAGAGATAATATAGGTTTAGTCGTAACAGGCATAGCTCTTATGTCATCTGTTGGTGCAGGAATACAATCACTTAATGCTGTACTTACTACATTAACTGGTATTGATGACAGGATGAATAATATAGAGTATGAGTTCAGTGCTTTAAAAGAAAGCACAATGGTTTCTAATGATATAGCAGTACTGTATGAAAAGATTAATGATTTAGAAATGGCAGCTAGTAATTTAGGTAGAGCCAATGAACAAATTGCATACTTACAATCAGAGATAAATAGTATCAGACAAGATGTTATGGATAGTGGTTGGGATTTAGACCAGAAATATATACCAGAGAAGTGGGAATGGACAGACCTTAATAGCAAATCTGTCAGACTTGAAACACAAATACAAGGTTTAGAACAAAGAATGTGGGAAATAGACACACTTGATGATAGAATTACTTGGTTAGAAAGTAATAGATAATGAAAGTAACTGCAAGAGATATATGGGGTGCTAAACCTAATAAGAAATCTTTCTCTAAACTAGGAGAAGTAAAAGGTTTAGTCGTACATTGGTCAGCTTATCCTACTGCTGTTGGCAATATGGCAGAGATGGATCAGTGTAAAACAATACAAAGACTGCATCAAGAAGATAGAGGTTGGAATGATGTAGCATATAACTTTTTAGTAGGAGATACAGGACAGATATATGAAGGCAGAGGATTTGGAAACAGATCAGCAGCACAAGGTGGTAACAATCGTGAAGAAATTAACTATAACAATAAGCATTATGTTGCTGTGTGTTGGCTTGGTGGCTCCAATCCTACCGACAAGCCTTCAGATAAAGCTATTGCATCTGTCAAATGGCTCTATGAACAAGTCGGTGGAGAGCTAAGACCACATAGTTCTTTTAAACAAACACAATGTCCTGGAGATGCCTGGCGACAATGGATTATAGAGGAGAAAAGTCCTAGCATAGATAACAAATCATCTGATAATGTGTACATACCAACTAGTTTTGAAAGTAAATTAGACAAAATTCTTGTTAAACTAGAAAGCATAGAGAGAAAATTAAAGTTAGGAAACTTAATACAATGACACCAGAACTAAAAGATATGTTAGAGAGAGCAGTATGGACCTTCATTGAAGGATTCATAGGAGCTTTAACCATCAGCCCACTCGTTGGAGTTGACATAAACTCACTACAAATTGCAGCTATTGCAGGTGGTGGAGCAGCTTTATCTGTTATCAAAACATTTGCAAAGAAAAAAATAAGTTAAACCTTTAATTGTCATACCATCTCTGTATACTATTGGTAACAGGGAACAGGAGGTATGATGCCCAAGAAAAAGAAATATACTGGTGAACAACTAGGTAACAACTTCTACAAGTCTGGTTGGCAACCTGGATATGACATCAATCCACAAACAGGTATGGGTGAGCTTACTCATGTAGGTACTGACCCAAACTATCACAATAAATATGATGAGATACTTAGAGATTGGGGATTTGACCCTAAGAAGTATGAGATTGTAGGCACAGTTCGTGCATCATCATGGAATACACAGCTAAAAGGTGGTCAAGTAGAAACATTCTTTGCTTTTAAAGGCATTGTTAAGCAGAAAGTACCAGGTCACGACAAGTATTTCCAAGAATTATTTAAACAAGCTAAGAAGAAAGCACCAGTTAAGACTAAATATAGTGGTGGTGACACAGCCTTTATGTTTTTTATGGCTGATTGGCAGCTAGGTAAGAAAGATTATGGCGTTGAAAACACCCTTAAACGCTACGAGGTTGCCCTACAAGATGCAGTAAATAGAATTAAGGAACTGCGTAAGGCAAATGTTGCTATCAATGAGATATATATGGTAGGACTTGGTGATTTAACAGAGAATTGTTATGGTTTCTATGACTCACAACCACATAATATAGAGCTAACTCTTATAGAACAGTACGCATTAGCAAGAAGTCTTATTATGAAAACAATAGATACATTTTTACCATTGGCTGACAAGCTAGTACTAGCAGGTGTTCCAGGTAATCATGGTGAGATGTCAAGGTCTGCTAAAGGACAAGTCACAACTAATAGATTAGATAACTCTGACACAATGCACTTACAAATATGTGAAGAGATAATGAAAGCTAACCCTGCAAGATACAAGAAGGTAAAGGTAGAAGTACCAACAGGATTTCATCAAGTGTTAGATGTTAAAGGTATAAAGGTTGGTATGACACATGGTCACATGAGTGGTGGTGGTGGTAACGCAGAAGCTAAGATAGAATCTTGGTGGAAAGGTCAGATGTATGGATTCTTACCAGCTGGAGAGTGTGAGATTTTAGTTACAGGTCACTATCATCACTTCAGAGCTAAGCAACAGGGAGATAGAACTTGGTTTCAGTCACCATCATTAGATAAGAGTATAGATTTTACTGCTCGGTCTGGTATGTGGTCACATCCTGGTGTCTTAACATTCACAGTAAATAAAAAAGGTTGGGATAACCTAAGAATCGTATAGTTTGTGTGGTACATAGTGCCACTCATAAAAATACTCCCCTTAAAACGAATCCTAAGAGGAGTAAATCCTTAATGTTTATAGGCTTTTTAGTTATTTAATAATACCTTATATGCTTTCTTGTTTCCTTCAAAGTCAAGCTCTGGATAGTACTGCATAGGTATTTTATCATAATTCCACTGTGTTTTTATCTTAGTATAAGACAACCAAACAGGGTCAGCATCAGGATGTGCGAAGTAAGTTACGCCTACTCGTACATTGTCATACTTTTCTGCTTTGTTATACATCTCTGTTAGTTTATTAAAGTCACTCTCTTTAAATTTAAGTGTGCCTTTTACTTCTGCAACATAAAGTTTGTTTTTCATCACAAAAATATAATCAGGCATAAGCAGTATTTGTAAAGCCAACCACATCATCTTCATATCAGGTGTGTCTTTAGGCTCTGTTCCTAACTTCAACCAGTCTTTCTTTTCAACTAGCCCTTCTTTTTTAAAATAGTTCTGCATAGCTTCATCAGCCATATCATATTTATTTTTCTTGTTTCTCTCTTCAAAAGTATTGTCATACTTATCCATTATTCCTCCTCTAATGTGTACATTGTGTACTTAACTGTAAGCTCTGTACCTGCTTCTATATCTTGCAATGTATAAAGATGTCGTGTCATCCTACCTTGTATCTCACAGTTAGGTCTATCACTATGATTAATAAACCCTCCAAGTGGAGTACGCAGTAGGTTGTTATCCTCTCCAAACCATTGCACATGAGTCATTCCTATAACTTCATAAGCAGGTATATCTTTAATTGCAAATAGACCTAAACCCTCTATCTTGCTCGGTTGTATTGTCAAGTAATTAGGTAAAGGTC